CTTCCCCAACTCCCCTGAAATGCAAGCAACATGGGACGACCTTATGGCAGGTCTCTTTGATTTTGTGAGCAACACTCAGTCTGACCTCCCTGAATCACACAACTGGTTGTGTGATCAGTTACAAATTGATTCTCTTCTTAATGAAGAAACTATTTGTGAGGTGGATGACAATTGCTGGAATAGTTTCTACCAGACTTGGGAATCCGCATACGATGGTGAAAATTGGTGGGGGTCAGATATCCCTGCCTGATTAACACATAGGGGGAGTAATCCTCCCCTTAAGTGACACTTAACCCCGCACAGTTGATGAACAGCAGTTCGTTCGTTCGTGCGGGGTGCGTATATAAAACCCATGGGTCCCTGGAAGCTATAAACGACCCAGATCGACCTTTAGATATAACACTCAAAGATATTTGAAAATACCCAATATAAAAATTTTTTTCATATATAAAAAACGGCATCAGGATTCAGAGATATGCAAAAAAATCCAGCAGAAAATTTTACAGTTATAGACATCGATCCAGTAACCGGTGAACATTATTTGACTATTCCCGAATGGATATGTGATGAGAATGGATGGTATGAGGGAGTAGAAGTAAACATCGAGTTTGATAAAGATTCAATTATTATTCGGAGTATCAATTAAGTTGACTGTGTATAGATAGAGTGTTATGATAGTGAAGTAGTTCATTTAAAGTTATGGCAAAAGGATTTACTGTAAAAGCAAAAACACCCAGTGTAGCTAAAAAACAAGAACAGGAATGGGATTATGACAAAGCCCGAGAAATGGTAAAAGGGAAGACTGTGGTCTTTTGTTTACCAGGACGTGGTGTAAGTTACAATTTTTTCAAGAGTGGTCTTCAATTAGCATTTGATTTAGTGCAGGCAGGAGCTGCCATTCAGATTTCGCAAGATTATTCATCGATGGTAAACTTTGCAAGATGCAAATGTTTAGGTGCGAATGTACTGCGAGGACCGAAACAAAAACCTTGGGATGGAAAATTAAAGTATGATTATCAACTATGGATTGATAGTGATATTGTTTATAATTCCGAAAAGTTTTGGCAATTGGTTCTAATGGATCAAGATATTGCAGCCGGTTGGTATATGACAGAAGACGGAAGCACGACGAGTGTTGCTCACTGGTTAGAGGAAGATGATTTCCGTAATAATGGTGGAGTCATGAATCATGAGACTGGGGAGAGTATCTCAAAGCGTCGCAAACCTTTCACTGTAGATTATACAGGATTTGGATGGTTATTAATTAAGAACGGTGTTTTTGAGAATCTTGAATATCCATGGTTTGCACCTAAGATGCAAGTCTTTGAGAGTGGGGAAGTGCAGGATATGTGTGGAGAGGATGTAAGTTTCTGCCTGGATGCAAAAGAAGCAGGGTTTGAGATTTGGTGCGATCCACGTATCAGAGTTGGACACGAGAAGACAAGAGTCATCTGATGGTGCTGGCAGAATATACAATTCTCCATAAAGGGAAAGTTCTGTATAAGAACTTGACGGAGGAGGAGTATTTTGATAAGATGGAGGACCTTTCGGTAGAGTATTATCAGAAAGGTTTTCCAAGACCACAAGATCTAGAAACAAAAATCACAAAGTATTAAGGAGTTATTATGGCAGTTCGTTCAAAGGTTGGATTAAGTGGTGATGGATTTGTGGAAGCAAAACCGAAAAAAACTCGTCAAGGAAGTGGTAAGCACACAAAGTATGCCGCGACTTCTCGTAATGGAAAGAAGAAAATGTATCGTGGACAAGGCCGGGGTTAATGGGACGTTGGATTCATAAAGGTGGCAAATCAAAACCCGACAAACGTTGTAAAAATGTTTTGACTCCTAAAAAATGTTCTAAACCTAAGAAAAAAAGATGAGTTGTTTGATTGCTAATCTTCCTGCAGTAGAAGTATGGGTTCGTAAAGAGTATCTTACGGATCATCAAAGTGGACATGGTGAATTTGTAAAGGGCGTTTGGGTATCAGTTAAATCGATTCCTGGACGTGCTTTTTATTTTGAGACCTATCTACCAGAATATGCGGCAATGTACGATAAATTGCCCATCAGTGCCTTTGTAGCAGACCCTGAGACCCCAAGTCCGGACATGAACCTACCAAACCTTCAGTTTTGGAATTGTATGGACTATGGGGTCGTCTCCGTGGATAAGAAATTTATTGGTTCAATGGACTTTGAATGTTATACACGGGACTATGGCAACGTAAAAGGTACTTATGTCTGCACAATTGACAACTATCATCATGATCCAGACTATGTTGATTGGGCGACTAGTGAAAATCCTGCCGAACACAAGTCTCATAACCTTATTGAACTTGAAAATGGACAGTATGCACTGTATCCGAACAATAGATTACGCATTTATGACAATAGTTTGACACCTGTTGAACCAAAAATGCCTGATTTTAAAGTTTCGACTCAATATTATCAAGTTGAAAATGGTTTTGAACGTCTTGGAATGGGTCGTGAAGATGAGTATTTTTGGAAAACACCCAAAGAACGTGAACTTTTACTTGAAGATAATAAAAAATAAATAAAAAAATAGGGATAGTAACCCCTCAAAAAGTTCTGATCTTACTAATCAGGAGCAAAAATGGGTAATTTACCGGTTGATAGAAGTATAAATTATATGAAAAGAGTGTGGGGAACTACTAGTTTGGTCACAGATTACTGGTCATTACCTAAAAGAATCCAAGAATCCGATGAAAGAGTGATTCAAGAGATCATGCATGATGATATTAAGAAAGAGCAAAGTTGCCTTAGAGAATGAGGTATAAATAAAATTAAGAAAACTCTTTAAAATTAAAATGGAGAGGATATCAAGAGGGTTTAAAGATATAAGTTTATCTTTCGACCCTCATCCTGTAACTAAAGATGTTCAAGTATTGAGGAACGAATCTGCAATTCGTAGGTCTGTAAGGAATATTGTCCAAACAATCCCCACAGAAAAGTTTTTTAACTCAATTTTTGGTTCTAGTGTCAGAGGTTCATTATTTGATTTCGTCGATTTTGGTACTGCATCTCTAATTGCAGATGAAATTCAAATTTCTATCGATAATTTTGAGCCGAGAGTAAATAATTTACAAGTAATTGTAGAACCTAGACCCGATCAAAATACATTTAATGCTACTATAATTTACGATATTATCGGACAAGAGTTTCCTACACAAGAATATTCATTCCTTTTAGAGGCAACAAGATAAAATGCCTTTTACAAAATTTACAAATTTAGACTTTGATCAAATAAAAGAATCTATCAAAGATTATCTTCGTTCTAATTCAAATTTCACGGGATTTGATTTTGAAGGTTCTAACTTCTCAGTCTTAATTGATACATTAGCATATAATACCTATATAACGGCATTCAACTCTAACATGGTCGTAAATGAGTCTTTCTTAGACTCTGCGACCCTTAGAGAGAATGTCGTTTCTTTAGCAAGAAATATTGGATATGTTCCAAGATCCAGAAATTCTGCTAAATCTACAATATCTTTCTCAATTACAGTAGAAGGTACAGATACACAAAAAGTATCTCTTCAAAAAGGTCTTGTGTGTAAAGGTCTTGTAGAAAATACATCATACTTATTTTCGGTCGTAGAGGATATTACGGTTCAAACTGAAGATGTGAGTTTTGTGGGTGAAAATGAAAATATTATCAATTCCATAAGAGCAGATTTTAATAACATTGAAGTTCTTCAAGGAACATTTCTAACAAAGAAATTTGTCTATGATGGATCATTAGATCAGAGATTTATTTTAGATAATTCCTTTATCGATACTGCAACAATAAAAGTTTACGTTGATGGGATAGAATATAAGTTAGTCGATAATATTGTAAATGTGAATAATGAGTCTACTATATTTTTAATACAAGAAATACAAGATGAAAAATATGAATTGTTGTTTGGTGATGGATTAATTGGAAAGAAATTGCAAAATGGTGATGTTATTGAAGTTAACTATTTGGTAACTGAAGGTGAAGAAGGAAATGGTGCATCATTCTTCTCTTTTGCAGGTAGAATAGTTGATAGCAATAATAACCCAATTTTACCACAACCATTTACCGTAAACACAGTATCTAAAGCACAAAATGGTTCTGGAATTGAAAAGATAGATTCAATTAAGTATTTTGCACCAAAGATATACTCTGCACAGAACAGAGCAGTAACTGGTCAAGACTATGAAGCTATTATTAAAGAAATCTATCCAGATACAGAATCTGTTTCTATTATTGGTGGTGAAGAATTAGATCCCCCAGAATTTGGTACAGTTCAAATATCAATCAAACCAAAAAATGGTGAGTTGGTTAGTGAGTTTAATAAGTCTAGAATACTTTCCCAACTCAAGAATTATTCCGTTTCTGGAATTAAGCAAAGTATTCTAGACTTGAAAGTTTTATATGTAGAATTAGATTCCTTTATTTATTATGACGACTCAAAAGTATCAACTCCACAGTCACTTAAGACTAGAATATCAAATACTCTCAGTAGTTATGCAAACTCTTTAGATTTAAATAAGTTTGGAGGAAGGTTTAAGTATAGTAGAGTTTTAAGAGCAATTGATGATACTGATACTGCTATTACATCTAATATTACTAGAGTAAAGATAAGAAGAAATTTAAATACTCTCCTCAATCAATTTACACAATACGAACTATGTTTTGGTAATCAATTCCATGTAAATGATGGTGGATTTAACATTAAATCTACAGGATTTACTGTTGCTGGTGAAAGTGAAACTGTTTATTTGACTGATGTCCCAAATCCAGATAGAAAGACTGGATTAATTTCTGTTGTGAAAAATTTAGCAAACGGAACAATTAGAGTTGTTTCTAAATCTGCAGGAACGGTAGATTATGTTAAGGGTGAAATTAATATTGGAACTATAAATATCACTTCTACCGAAAAACCAAATAATATTGTAGAAGTTCAAGCTATACCAGAATCTAATGATGTTATTGGGTTGCGTGATATTTTCTTGAAATTAGACATTTCTAATACTGAAATAAATATGTTAAAAGACGTTATTTCCTCAGGTGAAGAAATATCAGGGACAGTGTTTAGAAGAAGTTTCTATACATCAAGTTATTCAAACGGAAAATTAATTAGAGAGTAATATGATACGTACTGGATTTGAATCTAGAGTAAAGATTCAAGATGTAATTTCAAATCAACTTCCAGAATTTATTTTGGATGAAAGTCCAAAAACTCTTGATTTTCTAAAACAATATTACATATCCCAAGAATATCAAGGTGGAACGGTAGATATTGCAGAAAATTTAGATCAATATTTAAAATTAGATAATTTAAAACCAGAAATTATTGTTGACAATGTAACTTTAGAATCTTCTATTGGAGAAGATGATGATACTATTACCGTATCAAGCACTAAAGGATTCCCAACAAAGTATGGACTTCTTAAAATTGACAATGAAATTATCACATATACTGGAATTACAACCAATAGTTTTATAGGATGTATACGTGGTTTTAGTGGAATAACAGATTATCATGATGATCTGAATATAGAGGAATTAGTATTTGATCAAACTAGTAAATCATCACATAGTGAAGATTCTAAAGTAACAAATTTAAGTTCTTTATTTTTAAAGGAATTTTTTAAAAAGTTTAAATTTACCTTTGCTCCGGGATTTGAAGGTAGAAAGTTTGATGATAGAATTGATGTAGGTAATTTTATTAAGGAAATAAAATCTCTTTATTCATCAAAAGGTACTGATGAATCTTTTAGAATTTTATTTAATGTGCTTTTTGGGGAAAATCCATCTATTATTAATCTAGAAGACTATCTTTTAAAGTCTTCAGATTCAAATTATGTCAGATCCGATGTTGCAATTTTAGAACCTATCTCTGATGGAAATCCTGTAAATATAAAAGGCCAATCATTATACAAAAATAATAATTCTTTTGTTTCTGCTGCAATTTCTTCTATAAGTCCTTTTACTAGAGGACAAAAATTATATTATAAAGTATCTCTTTTTGTTGGTTCAAATGATGGACTTACAGCAAAAGAAACTTTTGATATAACCCCAAATACAAAATTATTAGAGGATGTTAATGTAGGTGATTCTGTAATTAGTGTAGATTCTACTATTGGATTTTCAGAATCTGGAACTATTTACTCCGGATCTAATACAATAACCTATACCAACAAGAGTATTAATCAGTTTTTTGGTTGTTCTGGTGTAGAAAGCAAAATTTCTTCTGCGGATAACATTTATTCTGATGATACTTACTTTTCTTTTGAAAATGGTGATGTTTCAAAGAGAATTGATTTTAGATTAACTGGAATTATTTCAGAATTTAATCAAGGTTCTGATGATATTACTATATCTAAGAACCAAAAAGTATCAGTTCAAAGTATTGGTGATAATGTTAAAAACCCTGAAAATAATAAGAGTTATAAGCAAATTTTCGCAAACTCTTGGATTTATAATGCTTGTCCCTCAGTTGACATTGAATCTATAACAGGATCTATTGTAAATCTAAAAAATTCCGTCGATAGATGCCAATTAAAGAAAAACGATTTAGTAGAAATTGTAGATAGAAGTACAAATATAGTTGTATACCCAACCTCAACAACTGACACTCCTTTTGTTGGTCAAGATATTTCTATAGGATCAAAACAAATATTTTTATCAGGATTCTCTTTTACTGGAAATGGACTTTATAAGTTAAGAAGAAAGGTCAATAAAGCATACAGTAATACTATCGGTTTTTTAAATGGAAATAGTTCCGAAATAACTGATATTCAAAATGTATATTTCGAAGATAACAAATTTGCATATGTCGCATCTAATTCTTTACCTTCAAGTAGAATTACGGGAATAACCACAGAATTTTTATATAACTTAACCCCCAAATTATCTGAACAGAATATTTCCCCTAATTCTGGATTTATAACAGATAAAGATCTAGATACTAATGCATTCACTACAATATCTTTCGAAGATAATGTTGAATTTATAACTGGTGATAGAATAGTTTATGAATTTTCAGATAAAAGATTATTCAATTTAGATAATAATGAATACTATGTAAAAGTAATTGACCAAAATTCTATAAAATTATTCGAATCTGTGAGTACATTGGATGATGATAAGTTTGCTGTCAAATTTTACTCTGACAAATATCCAGAATCTACTGAAAATGAAATTTCAGGTTCTCATACCTTTAGATTATTTTCTCAAAGTAATAAAGAATTATCCGGTTCAAAGATTTTAAGAAAATTCTCAATTCCTTCAAATATAAAATCTGGAAAATCCACAGATACTATTCCGAATTTTTCTGTAGGGATGCTCATAAATGGTGTAGAAATATCAAATTATAAATCGGAAGATAAAGTATATTATGGTCCTCTAGAAAAGATTAGAGTTTTAAATGGTGGAAAAGATTACGATGTTATTAATTTACCCAAACTAAAGGTACAAGGTGGATCTGAAGAAGCTTTAGCAATACCAGTTATTACAGGTACAATAACAGATATTAATGTAACCCCTCAAGAATTTGATATTGAACAAATTACAAGTATTTCTATCGAAGGTGGAAATTCTAAAGGAGGAATATTACAACCAATATTAGCAAAAAGAAGAAGAGAAGTTTTATTTGATGCAAGAAAAACTACACAAGGTGGTGGTATCTCCACGTCCACCAATCAGTTATCATTCTTAGAAGACCATAATTTCTTTGATGGTCAAGAGGTAATTTATTTTAATAATGGAAATAATAACGTCAGTATAGGATTGGGATCATCTACTCTTACAAACAATAGTTCTTATTTCGTATCTGTAGACAACAACACAACAATTAAATTATATAATACCTTTGAAGAATCGATAAATGGTACAAATCCTATTGGATTTGGTGGAACTATTTTTACGGGAATTCAAAAATTTAAAACTGCAGATTTTAAAGACACTCTCACTGAAATTAGAGTTATTGATGGAGGAACATTTACAAATAGACAACTGTATGTAAAAACTTCAGGAATATCTACTGCAAAAAATGCAATTAACTTTGAAGATCATGGATTTTCCACTGGAGAAGTTGTCGATTACTTTATTGATTCTGGAGAGACTCCAATATCTGGTCTTTCCACAGCAAACAGTTATTATATTATAGCAAACAATAAAGATTCTTTCCAATTATGTGATGCTGGTGTAGGAAATACAATATCATCTAACTTTGAAAGAAGGAATATTGTTAAATTGTCATCGACAGGATCTGGATACCAAAAATTTAAATATCCAGATATCAAAATAACTGTAAACTTATCACCAGTAGGATCTGCAGTTGAAACTGCAAAATCTATACAAGTTTCACCAACTATTAAAGGATCTATAGAACAAATTTATGTTTATAACAAAGGTCTTGGATTTGGATCAAAAACACTAAATTTTGAAAGAAACCCAAAAATATTTTTACAAAATGGAAGAGAAGCAAGTATCAAACCAAATATTATTTCAGGTTCCTTGTTGTCTGTCAGTATTGAATTTGGGGGATTTGAGTATTTTTCAGAACCAGATTTAGAGTTATTTGATTCTACTGGAAAAGGATCTGGTGCTAAGTTAAAAGCAAATATTTCTGAAGGCAAAATCTCTTCGGTTGTTGTGATTAATAGAGGTTCAAATTATCCAGACAATAGTAAGATTATCATAAGACCTAGAGGACTAAATGCTGTATATGAAGGAAAAATTAGATCTTTAATTGTAAATTCCACACAAAAAAGATCCGGTTTATATTACGATTTAAAAAATAAAAATCAAGGTCTTCAGTTCACTTTTAATGGATACTTAGATAAATTAAGAGACTCTTTTGGGGAAGAACCTTCTACAAGTTCTGGTATTATCGGATGGGCTTATGATGGAAATCCAATATATGGTTGCTTTGGAATATCAGATCCTACAGATATAAATTCAATTACAAAAACATTAATTTCTGGATATACTCTAGACACTTCAAAAGTTATTGATAGACCTTCTGGGTTTCCTGATGGATTTTTTGTTGAAGATTATTGTTTTGATAATTCTGGAGATCTAGATGAACATAATGGAAGATTTGAAAAAACAAATGAATTTCCAAATGGAGTTTATGCATACCATGCTTCAATAAATTCATTTACAGAAAAACCAGAATTCCCATACTTTATAGGAAACTCGTTTAAATCAAATTTATTAACCGAAAATAATTTCTTAGATCAAACATTTGAGTTTACAAAATCTAATTTGATTAGAAATACTTTCCCATTCAAGATTACCGAAAGATTTTCTGGATATGATTTTGTAACAGAATCTAGAGAAATCTCTAATCAGGATGTAAGAATATCTTCTATTTCTAAAGGTAATATCGATAAAATTGATATTGTAAATCCAGGACAAAATTATAAAATTGGTGATAAATTAAAATTCGAAAATCAATCTTTTGGTGGTGGTGTTCAATCTGAAGTTTCTTCGATTAAAGGAAAAGAAATTTCCAACATAACAACATCCTCAGAAATTTTTGAAAATGCAGTTTTTGTATGGAACTCCAATAAAATTAGAGTTCATACACCATCACCAAACACTTTTAAAAATGGAGATTATGTAAACGTTTCTGGATTTACAACTTCTAAATTATCCCAATTGAATGGTTTCTCCTTGATTTCAGTCGAAGAAATTCCAAATGTTGCTATTTCTACAGAAATAACCGCAAGTGGAATCTCTACTGATATT